GAGGCGCTCGACTGCCGGGTCTACGCCCGCGCCGCCGCCTGGATCGCCGGCGCCGACCGCTGGGGGGAAGAGAAATGGTGCGATCTCGAAAACCAGGTGCAGGTCGTGTCAGACTCAAAAGATGCAGCCGGACAGGTCAACCGGCGTGGACGGGCGCCCGAGAGCAAGCGCCGATCCGACTGGCTCGGGCGAAGAGAAAAGTGGCTGTGAGATGAGCGGTTGGAGCGAAACGGAACTGGCGGCCCTGCGCCGCGCCTATGCCAGCGGCACTTTGCGCGTCAGCTATGAGGGCAAGAGTGTCGAATACGCCACGGCAGCCGATCTGCTGTCGCGTATCCGCACGCTCGAGCAAGCCCTCTCCAGCTCCTCGCGGCCGCTGCCGCTCGCAGGTCTCGCCGGCTTCTCGCGTGGGGATCGCTGATGGCGCTCGGCTGGTTTGACCGGGCGCTGGGTTGGATCGCGCCGCGGATGGCTGCACGCCGGGTGCTGGCGCGAGAGGCTTTGGCACACCTTGCCCGCGGCTATGAAGGGGCGGCGCGCGGGAGGCGCACCGAGGGCTGGCGCGCGGGCGGCAGTTCGGCCGATGCCGAGATCGGTGTGGCCGGGCCGCTGCTGCGCGAGCGCATGCGCGATCTGGTGCGCAACAATCCGCATGCCGCCAAGGCGGTGGCAGCGCTGGTCAACAATACAGTGGGCAGCGGCATCATGCCGCGCTCTGCCAGCGGCGATGCGGCGCTCGACCGCCGCGTCGATGCGCTGTTCGAGCGCTGGTCGGCCGAATGCGACGCCGACGGGCAACTCGACTTCTACGGTCTGCAGACGCTTGTCTGCCGCGAGATGATCGAGGCCGGTGAGGTGCTGGTGCGCCGCCGCCCGCGCCGGCCTGATGACGGGCTGGTGGTGCCGCTGCAGCTGCAGGTGATCGAGGCCGACCTTCTCGATGCCGGCCGCAACGGCGCAGCGGGCGCGGGAAGGATCGTCCAGGGGGTCGAGTTTGATGCGCTGGGCCGGCGCCGGGCCTACTGGCTCCATGCCGAGCATCCCGGCGACAACTGGACGCCGACCGCGCTGCTGCAGGGCAGCCGTCCGGTGGCGGCACAGGATATCGCCCATGTCTACGAGAAGCAGCGCACGCAGGTGCGCGGCGTCCCCTGGGGCGCGCCGGTGATCCGCAGTTTGCGCGATCTCGCAGACTACGAGGTCGCCGAGATCGTCCGGAAGAAGACTGAGGCCTGCGTGACCGCGATCGTGTTCGGCGACGACGAGGCGCAGCAGGGCATCGCTCCGGCGGTGGTCGATGCTGACGGAAACCGGGTCGAGCAGTTCGAGCCAGGGCTGATCGCCTATGCTCGCGGCGGGAAGGACATCCGTTTCAATCAGCCCGCCGCCACCGGCGGTTATGGCGAATACAAGCGGGCGAGCCTGCAAACCATCGCCGCTGGCTTCCGCGTGCCCTACGAGCTGCTCACCGGCGATCTCAGCCAGGTGAACTACTCGTCGATCCGCGCCGGGCTCGTCGAGTTCCGCCGCCAGATCGACGCCGTGCAATGGCAGCTGTTCATTCCGATGTTCTGTGCACCGGTCTGGCGCTGGTTCACCGAGGCTGCGTGGGCCGCAGGGCAGATCCCGACACCGGACGTGCCGGTCGAGTGGTCGCCGCCTCGATTTGAGGCGGTGGATCCCTACAAGGATGCCATGGCGAACCTCATCGCCATCCGCTCGGGCACGATGACTCTGGCCGAGGTGATCGCCCGGCAGGGCCGCAATCCCGACGCCGTGCTGGCGGAGATCGCCGCGACCAACGCCAAGCTCGACGCCCTCGGGCTCGTGCTCGACAGCGACCCCCGCCGCGTCACCAAGACCGGCAGCGCGCAATCGAATGATCCGACAGCCGACGGTGACACGCCTCCGGCTACCAACGACTGACCTTCAGGAATTTTGCATGGACACGATGATCGAACTTCCGGCCATGCGCCGGTCGGCGGAGCTTGCGCCGAACACGGCCGATGCCGACAGCCGCACTGTCGAAGTGATCTGGTCAACGGGCGCGCGCGTCCGGCGGGAGAGGTTCTTTGGCGAGCCATATGATGAAGAACTGAGCCTCGATCCCGCCCATGTCCGGCTCGACCGGCTGAACGCCGGCGCGCCCGTCCTCAAGGTGCACGAGCTCGACACGCTCGACGCCGTCATCGGCTCCGTGGTGCCCGGCTCGGCGCGGATCGAGAACGGCCGTGGCATCGCGCAGATCCGCATCAGCGAGCGCGCCGATGTCGAGCCGATCTGGCGCGACATCCTGGCCGGGCACATCCGCGCGGTCTCCATCGGCTACCAGGTCCATCGCTTCGACATCTCCAAGCCCGACGGCGGGCGGGAGCTATGGCGGGCGGTGGACTGGACCCCCTTCGAGATCTCAGCGGTCCCGGCCGGGGCCGACCCCGCCGCGGGCTTCCGCAGCCAGAGCCCTTCCGCTTCCGCCCGCCCGCTTGAAACCTGCGTCCTTCACCGCCGGGACGCGTCCCCTAACCCGCAAGGAGCATCCCCGATGATGGAGAATACCCAGACCCCGGCCACGACTGCAGAGACCGTGGCCGACCGGACGATCGAAACGGCAGCGACCGAGGAGACCACCATGACCGACACGCCCCCGAGCACGGCCGACGCGCAGACCCGCGCGCGTCCGAAGACCGCTAAGCCCGATATTCCGGATCCCGATGCTGCGGCGAACCGCGCCCGCGAAGCCGAACGTGAGCGTGTCTCGACCATCTACGATCTGGCTGGTCGCCTGAACCTCGAGCGCGGCTTCGCCGAGGAGCTGGTGAGACGCGGCACCAATCTCGACGAAGCGCGTCGCCTGATCCTTGATAAGGTCGCAGCGGGGTCGGATGAGACGCGGACCTTCGGCCACGTCTCCGTCCCGCTCGGCGGCCGGGATGAGCGCATCACCCGCCGCGATGCCGTGGCCAATGCGCTGCTGCACCGCTACAGCCCGACGCTGTTCCCGCTTGAGGACGCCGCGCGTCAGTATCGCGGCATGACCCTGCTGGAACTTGCCCGCGAAAGCCTCGGCAATGCCGGGGTGAACACGCGGGGGCTCTCGCGCGAAGAGGTGGCGACGCGCGCGCTGCATTCGACCAGCGACTTCCCCGAGATCCTCGCGGCCGTCACCAACAAGACCCTGCGCCAGGCCTACGAGGCCTACCCGCGGACCTTCACCGCCTTCTGCCGCCGGGTCCTCGCCACTGACTTCAAGGAGATGCGCCGCCTGCAGCTGGGCGAGGCGCCGCAGCTGCTGGAAGTGGCCGAGGGCGGCGAGTTCAAGCGCGGGACGCTCAGCGAGAGCGAGGAAAGCTACCGCGTGAAGTCCTACGGCCGGGTCGTCGCCATCACCCGCCAGGTGGTGATCAACGACGATCTTGACGCCTTCACCCGGATCCCGGCGATGTACGGGAATGCCATCGCCCAGCTGGAGTCGGACGTGGTCTGGGGCATCATCACCTCGAACCCGGCGATGGCAGATGGGAATGCACTGTTCCACACCACCCACAAGAACCTCGCTGGCACTGGCGCGGCGCTTGATGTGAGCAGTGTGGGTGCAGCTCGCGCGGCGATGGCCAAGCAGACCGGGCTCGACAAGAAGACGGTGCTGAACATCCGTCCTGCCTTCCTGATCGTGCCGGCATCGCTGGAACTCAAGGCTGAGCAGCTGGTCGCCCAGAACCTTGTGCCCGCCGCGGCCTCCAGCGTGGTGCCGCAGTCGATCCGCTCGCTGGCGCTGATCAGCGAGCCGCGTCTTGATGCCGCGAGCGAAACCGCCTGGTATCTGGCCGCCAGTCCCAACCAGATCGACACCATCGAATACGCCTATCTGGAGGGGCAGGAGGGACCCTACATCGAGACGCGCAATGGCTTCGACGTCGACGGGGTCGAGATCAAGTGCCGCATCGACTTCGGCGCCAAGGCCATCGACTGGCGCGGCCTCTACAAGAACCCGGGCGCGTAACCTGCACTCCAACATGCTTAACCCTGACACGCGGGCGGTCCTGACGGGCCGCCCTTCGTCTTTCCAAGAGGATCACCACCATGAAAAACTACGTTCAGCCCGGCAACACCATCACCCTGATCGCGCCCTACGCGGTCGGCGCCGGCGATGGACTGCTGGTGGGCGCCATCTTTGGCGTCGCCAGCGGCTCTGCTGCTTCCGGTGACAATGTCGAGGCCGGGCTCGTGGGCGTCTACGATCTCGCCAAGGCGCCGAGCCAGGCCTGGAGCGTGGGCGCGCGGGTCTACTGGGATGACACCAACCGGCGCTGCACGACGACGGCAACGGGGAATACGCTGATCGGCGTTGCCACCAACGCGGTTCCCGGCGGGGCCGGTGATGTCGTCGGCCGGGTGCGGCTCAACGGCAGCTTCTGATGAGCGCTTTCGCCGCTGCGCTTGACGTGCTCTTCGCCGATCCCAACCTTGCGCGCGATGGCCTCTGGCGGGCGGGCGGAAGCGGTGCGCCGGTGCCGGTGCGCGTGGTGCTGCGCCGTCCCGACCGCGTGCTTGAATGGGGCGAGACCCGCCTGCACGCGCCGACCGCGCTTGCCGATCTGCGTATCGCCGAAGTGCCGCTGCTTT